TTTCGGCCAAATCCTGCATCGTTTGGATTAGCCCAGCGAGCGAGCATTGGAACAAGTCCAGCTACTAACCCCATTGCTAGATCCTTTGGATTGGAATTGCCCGTCATATAAACGGCCAGCGCACCGGCAATAGAGCTTCTTGCCCACGATGCCAACATTGCTTTTGCTTGATCCATTAGTTTTCTCCTTTGTTCAAGCTCCCGATGAGTGCCGCGACTTTCGCTTCACCCAATGCAATCTCGAAGTGCATTTCATCTTTACGAGTCCAATCACCGCCCCAAGTCATTCCGTATTTTTTCGCCAACGCCCGAATCATCGGAACCTTCTCAAGTGGGAATGTGCCACCTTTGCCAAGTGGATGCTGTGTGGCGTTTAGATCAATGGCTGTTCCAGATGCGTGATTGGAGAGCTTCCCCGGCACATTTCTAACATCTCGAAATGCGTATCCCCAATCGTCAAAAGTGCCTTCATCTATCGGCTCAATCAGCTCATGAAATTCTTTGCAGAATCCAGCAATCAATGGAGCAACGGCCTTGGCACATCGCACCTTGAGCTTGGTTCCCTCGATGGGAATGCTCACGATGCCGATTTCTGCCTGATCCTTAGATGCCGGCCAGCCGTTGTAACTTTGCATTAACTGAGAAGCAACGCGGCTTCTTCGCTGCTAATGCCCAACTTGGCAAGAAGTGCAGCTTTGTCTGAAGCGGCTTTGATATCTTGCGCAACTTTCCACGCATCGTATTGTGCAAAGCCGGATTCAAATTGTGCTTTGGTGATTGGCTTACATTCTGAAAACTTTATGCCTTCATAATCGTTGCCAGTAATAACCCAACCGCCATCTGGGATTAACATTGTTAAGACTTCATAACCTTTTGCCATTATGGTGTCACTTCCATTAGTAGGATTGTGCTTATAGCGGCTTCTTGCACGCCGAGAGATGATGCCGCAACATTGTTTGCAAATTGTGTTTTGTAAGTCGTTGCCGAAGTAGTAGCAGGTGTGTCTAAAAATTGAGCAGACATGGAAAGATTCATTCTTAAAGCTGTTGATGTAAGACCAATGAGTTCTGTGGCGACTAAAATACTGGTAGAACCCCGCATAAGTCTAATTTTGCCAGCGTTACTTGCGTTTCCAGATGTTCTTGCTATTCCATTTTGACTAAAAAACACCAAGACTTTATTGCTTGCACTTGTTGGCGTTATTGTTGCCGTTAAGGTGCTATCTTCATATGTAGTTGTTGAATTGTAAGTTTCTGTGCCACTTGTTGCCGTAACAATTTGCACGACTTTACTAGCTGGGGATGCCCATGCTGGAACTCCAGAAGTAACTGTCAAATTTTGTCCAGCAGATCCAATTCCTAAACGGCTAAATGTGCCGCTTCCCGTTCCATAAATGAGATCGCCACTTGTTGTAATTGCAGTGGCCATTGAATTGGTGACTGTAACTGTTCCCGATGTGCCGCCGCCTGAAATACCAGTACCGGCTGTGACGCCAGTAATGTCACCTGTGTCATTGTTAATCCAAGTAAAATCGAGATCTGTTGCACTTGTTTTAGATAGCACTTGACCAGTTGTGCCGCCCAGTAAATCAACGAAATCAGTATCAACAGCTTGACCAAAGACTTCAAAATCGGCTGGTAAATTTGTGACAAGATCGGTCGCCGTAGGCATTTGCCAGCCGAAATTGCTTGTTGGATTTGTCATGTTTTCTCCTTATGCAACTTGCGTCGCGTTTTCCCAGTCTAGCGTTGGTATGATTGAATTCCATGTTTCGACAACCGGCACGTCGTTCCATCTCATAGCCTGAAGTGAATAAGCCAATGGCGAAAGATTGAGCGAAAGACTAATTTGGTTGTAAGCGGCCTGAAATGTCCATCCTTCGACAAAGCCCAGATATGTACCGGCGGCCATATTGAGCGGCAAATCTGCAATTGCCACGGGCATTCCCATAAACACATTGATAAGTGAGTCTCTATCGCCATCATCAATTTCTGGGTTGGTGAGCTGATAAGTGATTTGATTAAAATTGTATTGAGGATAAGCGCGCAAATCCAGATAGAAATTTGCTTGATCTTGGGCATCGGCTGAGTGTTTGACTGTTGTCGTAAATATCTGAGCAAGCTGGCCATATAGACCAACCGATGCAATATCTGTGGCACTGACTTCGGATGTCGAATTTGTGCCATATTTGAGCGTTATGGTGTTGCGAACGTCTCCGGTGCGTTGTTGGATGCTAAGGCCAGAGCCTTGAGCATTATTGGCCGAGAGATCAACGTATCCATTGAGCGACAAATAAGTCGTTCGGTGTGTCGAATCGGCGTATGAAATAAGACCCTGCGCATCCTCATAGATATAACCAAGGCCGCTATTGGCCAGAGCTGCAACCAGTGAATAGACATCGGTTCGGCTCGATGATCGTTGCGCAAGCTCATAATTTCCGGGAGTATCAATTTCACCGAGTCCAGTATTTTGAGCATTTTGCCATTGAGTAGCCGGATCATAGGTATCCCATTGAAGCGCGGCTGGAACCGATTGCCATTGAGCAAATAAAACTTGACGCAATATCTTTTTGATTTGATTGCCATCGAAGTCTTGAGTCAATACACCATTAGTTAAAGCCTTGGGCAATCTGGCCAAAGCACCAAGAGCAATGATCTTGATGTGCTGGGCATAGGCAACATTGCCAAGCTCTGCCACCGATATTCCAACCTCAACAACTGAACCGCCAAAGATTGGGATAAATGTGGCTGTTGAGTCTTGCAACTCGATGGTCAGTGAATCGTTAATCTCAATAATGACATTGGCTTGGTCTAAGTTAATCAGCTCGATGTTGGTGTAACCGGCTTGAGCTTGCTCATAGATATTGGTTCGCCCGGATGTCATAGTTAGATTGGCAAGAATGGACGTCTGATACTGGACGCCGCCAATCGTTACGCGCCAGACTGGATTGAATACGCTCATACGGCTATTAAATTTCCAGCACCGCCAGTGCCGCGATAGTAGGAATTGTTGAGCACATCGACGATTGTGCGAGATGTACCTTCTGGATCAATTGCGCCATTAACTGTCACATTGATAATTGATGCAGCTTGAGCATTATCAAGTGCTCGCAAATCTGCAACCGATCCTGATCCTGCAACTGTCATGCCGCCAGTTGATCCACTTACGCCAGATAAATCACCGGTGCTCAAATCAACGCTGGCAACTAAACCTTTAGATCCGCTACTCGACGAGCCACCGCCAAAGAATCGCGTTACCGGATTATCGGTCATAAGTTTAATGAAAGCTTTTACAGCATTAACTGTATTAGTCACGGCTGTGACGATTCCTGCAAATCCATCAATTGCGACCGAAATTATGGTTCCTAAAACACTAAACGCAGTTTTAAGAGTAACTCCAAGAATAGGAGCCAAAGTATCTCTGGCAAATGTTGCCACTGTTTTCATAAACCCATAAAGAGGCTGTAATTCATCTGAATTATCTTTAATGGCTTTTTGTACTTTTTCAAATGCTCCACGCAATCCGTTGATTGCTGGGCTTAAAATTGTTGTAATTATTGGAATTAAGAAATCATTAAGAAATGCCCAAATTGCTTTAAGAGTCGGAATAAATACGTCTTGAATATAATCTCCAAGGAATTTTATTACAGGTTGCAGTTTCGGCCCAATTTCTTCTGCAAATGACTGAATTGCTGGAACTACTTGATCTACGAAAGTTGTGACCATTGGAGTAATTGCATCGAGTACAAATGATCCGACTGTTTCTTTACCCTCATCAAATGTGACTTTAAGTCGATCCATTTTGCCGGCAAATGTGTCTGCCTTCTCGGCAGCTTGACCCCCAAATGTATCGGCAAGAGCTTTTGTCACTCCATCCATGTCCATCGTTTTGAGTTGAGCGGCAGATAATCCAACACCCAATTTTGCTAGTGCTCCAGTATTTCCCTCTACCGCTTTACCTAATGCGTTGCTGACAGCTTCTAAAGATTTGCCACTTCCAGCACTTATGTCGAGTGCTAGAGCCTGAAGTTTTTGTGCTTCACTCACATCTTTTGTCGCACGAACTAATCTTTCAAGTGATGGTCGTAATACGTCGTCGGTTATTCCATTGGCCAATTCTGTTTTAAGAATATATGCCTCAGTTGCGGCGACTTGGTTATCCGTTGCCCCAGTAACATTCTTAAGAGTCGTGGCAAGTTTTGTTTGTGCAGCTTCATCGGCAATGGCTGATTTGACGCCATCGATGAGCAATTTGCCAGCGTATGCAGCGGCGGCGATACCGGCGGCGGCAAATGCCAGTCCAGCCTTCTTACTAAAATCACCTAATTTAGAGGTTGAATCTTCAACGTCATTATTGGCTTGATTGAGCGATTTTTTAAGTTGATCTACATCGGCCAGAATGGAGAGCTTGAGCGTTCTACTTTGTCCGGCCATCACCACTCCTTCAAGATCTGAGATAATGAATCTTCCCACTTAGCGATGATGTTTGGCTGTTCGGCTCGCAGTGTCGGATAGATGAACCAGCCGCGAGATCCACGGCCTTCTTTACCCGACCAGATTGGGAACTGCTTGAACTTGTTAGATCCAAACTCATAACCGCCCCAGAGCTGTTGAGTCGTCGCACCGCCTGAGAATTTTTGACTTACAAAGCCAAATGACATCTCGCCAATCTTTGATGATTTAGAGACGCGAGATCCAGCGGCAATGATGTCATCTGCCCGGTTGCGAGTGCGACCGGATGCCTCAATGATCTTGCCTTGGACATAAGTCGCCAAAGAATTACTGGCAATCTTGGCTTGGCCAGTAGCTTCTTCACCCATGGCTTTGAGTGCCGATGTGACGCCGCGCAAATCTTTTTTATCCCAGCCGATGGTTTCATCTGCCATTGCGCTTCTCCAATATCTCCATCGCCGTTAAAATCTGCTCCGCCGTCGTCCACTCACTCATCGGGATATTTGTCGCCAGTGCAAGCTCAACAACTATTCGGCTAAGACTTCCGACGGCGTAGCTTTTGGGTCTGCGTTCCCGGCTCCTATATCTGCAACCCCTTCGCACCAAATCTCATAAGGTTTTACCGGCTTGCCGGCATTCTCACGCTTCATCGAGCTGTAGGCCAAAAATAAGAGATCCGATATGCCGATTTTCTCCTCTGCCTGTTGAATCGTAAATCCAGTTTTTTGCTCCCACTTTTGCCATTCCGGTGGAGCCGCCGTATAGGTTGCGACTTCTCCGGTCTGGTAAGTGACTTCGATATTAAGTTTCATGCTCCCGGTCTCCTTTTATTAACTGATTGTTAGCACTGGCGTGGTCACGCAAGTGAATGCAAGCGATACTGTTTGAGCATCTGGAGCTGTGCCGCCGGCAGATGGCAAGATTGGCTGAACATCAAATGCAAATGATGCACCAGTGTCGGCCACGAATACGACTGGAAGTCCAGTCTGCGGTGCGCTTGTTGCAGCCGTCCAAAGAGCTTCGCAAAGCGATGATGGTGCTCCCCAGTCGGCAAGCATTTCAACAGCAAATGATCCTTGAGTATCGGTGGTGTAATAGGCTTTTCCGTCGAGTGTTTGATATGTATTGATTGTCGAATCGACTGTCAAAGTCGCTGACATTGCTTGGGCATCAAAATTATCACTGTCAATCGTGAAAGTGATATCTCTGCCAGTGATGATTGTTGTTGCCATGTTTTTTTCTCCTTAGTCGGTGTAATACGTTGAGACTTGCAAATCGGATGTCAAGAATTTTCCTGTTCCGACTTCCAAAGGTGTGGGCGAGCTGACATCGCCGACGACATAGCCGCCGGGCATAGTTGAAATGATTGCAATCATGAGATCTTCAAGATTGGTCAAAGCTGCGGCATTGCTGGAATAACCAACGACGCCAGTGATAAGAAAATTGATTTTAACTTTTGTCGTAGATCCATTGATGAGAGTGCTTTCCAAATAGGGCGAACCGGGAACCAAGACAATTGATGGGCTGGTCATTGCCTCTGGGATGCCGTTATAGACATTGGCTGCAATGGTTGAAAGAGTAGTCTGCAATGGTGTGCGCACGTCGGCTTCAATTGTCATAGACACATATTTTCGACTTCGATAAATGGCCCGAGAAGTCCGATGATTCTATTGCTTAAGCTGCGGCCAAGTACAAATGGCGATGGCTGAAATGAATCGCTCATGATCTGATTGCCCGGAGCTGTAACGCTCTGGAACACTTCAACCGATACGACAAGAATGGCCGACTTAATGGGAGCAACGCCAGAGTAAAGATCACCGGCGGTTGCCCCATCAATACACGCAAGCCCGCTCGGAATGATTGGGATCGTGTATGTGCTGTCTGCTTCGCCCGTTGCAGACGTAAAAACAAATGGCGCAATGCGAGTGTCTGTGACTGTCACTGTGGCGTCATAATCGCCACATCCGGAAATGACGACACTTTGACCCGGCACGAAATAATTAACGCGCTGGGTCGTGTAATAGGCAATCGAATCTTCTACAAAGACTGACGTGACGGCTGATTGATATCCGGTGAGCAATGGCAAAATCGTCAGCTCTGCCGAATCAATCATCTGTTCAAGATAAGCATCAGAGTAAAGAGATACGGAAACGCCAAGAATATCGCGTAGCTGTTGAGCTGTGACTATCTGTGGCATTTCCGTTCCCTTCTACTGCTCG